TGCCGGGGCTGGTCTGATAACAGATCAGTCCCATTTTTTGTTACAAGTTGTTACAAGATTTTTGGACTTGTAACGCCACTTGTAACAGCACACAGCCCGCATAAACAGCGGCTTCTTGTGCTTTTTGTAACAATGTAACAAGATTTTCCTATTGAGATATAATTTATAGATAGATAGATAATACCATATGCACGCACACGCATACGCGCGTGCACGCGCGTATAGAGAAGTTGAACCACTTGTTACGGGGTCTTGTTACAGATTCTTGTAACATGACAGGGCTGTCATATTTTAGGTCATACTTTGGGTCATACTTTTGCCCGATGGTCTGGGCAAGCCGCATAAACAGCGTGGTGTAAACCTGCAGATTTTAAGCACAAAAAAGGCCCACGAGCCGCTAAACATGCTGGATGTGGGCCGTTTTCGCGGGGGTTCAAGTCCCCCCTCCAGCTTTGCATCAAAGCCAGAAAACACAAGGCTTCTCAAAAAATCAGGTCATATTTTAGGTCATACTTTTAAGCAATCCGTCAAAGTGTGAGCGCATCTGCGCAGCGTAAGCCTCCGACACGGGGGCCATATTTTTCTGGTAGTGCTGCGAGAGCACAGTGGATCCGCGACGCCATCCACCAAAATCTGACAGATATGTGCTACTCACGCCCATCATCTCGCCGGATGACGCGAAGAAGCCACGCATATCATGGAAGCGGCAGGTCATACCCAGGTCATCCCTCAGCCATATAAAATACTTCGTGACCTCGTTCGGGGTCCTTTTGATGATGCGCTCATCTGGATCACCGTCACCGATCAGCCGGAATATCTCCGCGGGGATCGTCGACACTTCTCTCACGCTGTCAGCCGTTTTCGGCATCTCTTTGATATGCCAGGCCCCGTCACTGTCCTGGATCATATCGGTGTGCACGTACAGCACGCCGTCAGATATGTCCCCATACGTCACGCTGCAGATCTCGCCGCGACGGAGTGACCCAAAAGCCGACAGGCCGATGCAGATCTTGAGCCAGTCCCGTGCTGCATTGTATAACGCGGCCACCTGATCGCCTGTGAGGCTCTGTGATCGCGTTATCTGTTTTGCGGGTAATCTTATCCCACGGAAGGTCTTCTCCGGGAAATAGAGGGCCACAGCGGCGGTCAGCAGGCCGTATATGTTCTTGACGCTTTTGGGGCTCAAGTCCTTCGCGGTGTTACTGATAAACCGCTGGACGGTCTCGCTGTTCAGGCGCCGGAGCTTTATTCGTGCGATCTCCTCAAAGTTGTTGCGCTCCATCCGGCGATATCCGCGCACGGTGGACGGTGACAGCACTCCCTTTTTTGCGGTGATATACCCGTCTATAGCCTCTGCAACGGTGATGTCCTTCTTACTGGCCCTGTCAGCGTCGCCGGAGAAGCGAGAGGCTTCCTGCTCTGCTTCCTGCTTTGTTGGCGCGGTAAATGCCCTGTAGTGCTTTTTGCCGTCTGGCGTGGTGTGACTGTAAACTCTGACCTTCCACATGCCGCTGGGTGTCTTTTTTGCGGTCGCCATCGCTTAACCCTCCAGGTGCAGGATCGCACGGACCGCGGCCTGGGTGTCTGGGCTGGCGTGCTGGTACGCATCCACGAGCTTAAGGTTAAAGTCGTTGATCTGCTCGGCCCTCTGCCTGTTGTGCTCCGGGTATCCTGCGTTTATATCTGATCGGCCCAGAAGGTAGTCAAAGCTCACGTCAAAGAAGTCAGCCAGGGTGTCCATCTCGTCAAAGTTCGGCATCCGCTTGTCTATTTCATACATGGCCAGTGTACTTCTGGCTATACCCGTGCGATGAGATAATTCATGCTGTGTGATGTCTTCGCGTGCGCGAAGGTCGCGCAGTCTTTTGCCTAACGTCATGACGCACCTCCTCTTCCTGCGTGGTTGCCGCACTCACAAACATTTTACCACAAAAGTGACAAATTTACCACAAAAGGTATTGACGCGAACGCGACAACAGGCGTATCATTTTTCTTGCGCGAAGGCGCGCGCAAAAATCTGAGAAGGGAGGGCTAAGATGAACGTATTTCTGGACAGGACAGAGGTCGGCAGGCGGTTACGCGATATCCGCAAATACCGGTCTCAGCGCGAGATCGCAGAGGAGCTCGGGGTCTCCATCACAGCGGTCGGCGCTTACGAGCGAGGGGAACACACGCCGCCTGATGAGGTCAAAGTCAGGTATGCAAACATGAGCGGGCAAACGGTACAGGAGATTTTTTTTGCAAAATAATGCCGCGAACGCGGCAAGGGAGGAGGTGAGAAGGTGACGGATCTGGTCTGCGGAAAAACTGAGCGCGTTGTGATTTCGAGTTCAAAGCTCGCGGAAATTACGGCGTGTGAGCACAAGTCTGTGGTCAGGCTGATCCAAAAATATTCAAAAAGCTTAGAACGTGTGAGTGCCATGTGTGTAAATGACGCGAGCAGAGGCATCGGTCGGCCGGTGAGGCTTTGGTTTCTCAGCCCGCAGCAAATGCTGACGCTGCTGTTCTTCTTCAAACAGAGTGAAAGAACAATCGAAATTATCGAGAGGTTGATGCTTATGAAGTCTGGAAATACCGCATTAAAAGATACCAACGCGATCAGCGTAAAAGAATTGAAAAATGCCAAAGTTGTGTACCTCGTACAGGCCAAGGACGGGAGCGTCAAAGTCGGGATAACAAAGAATCCGGAGAGGCGCATACATGCGATCAAAACGTCCAGCGGGAAGCCAGTCTCGTGGGTATATACGACGGATTGGTGCTCGAATGCTGGAGCCATAGAGTCGAGGATGAAAAGGCATTATGCAAGCAAAAACATCTGCGGCGAATGGTTTGACATTGACTACAACGAAGCACGAGAGCGTCTGAATGGATATTTTCAAGAAATGGCGCGTTTTGATGAGGATCCCGGTGACGGTTTTGGAGGCATTGACCTTGCGGATTTTGCCACAGGCTATACGCAAATCTTAAACAGGGAAGCACTTCTGCAAGCGAGAACAGAGGAAGAAGTGGGGCGCATCGAAAAAGTTTTCATAAGTTTCAATCACTACGGGATGAGCCGACTGGAGGGAGAAACCATATCGACTGCGGTGTTTCGCAGATTTTGCGGCATCGCCTATGAACGCGTAGGTATTAAAGACGCAGCCCAGCTTTTTGATCTGTATCCTGAGGAGCTCGATGAGGTGTGGCTTTTAGAGAGCGCTATATCGGGGATTATGCTCCGCGGGATGCTGGCAGAAAAGTCATGCGTAGACATTTACAACGAAGCGAAAAGCATTTTGTTGCAAGCATAACAACCAGCGAGAGGAGGGAACACATGAGCATGAGAGTTATCAGCGACGCGGAGATGGAGCGGATCCTGCAGGAGGAGCCGGATGAGAGGAAGGTCATGGAAGCTGTGCACAGGTATTGTGCGCAGGGTGAGGATAAGGACCGGATCTGCCAGCTCCTGTGCGCCACACTTAAGGCGACCAGACACTGCAGTGACCTGCGTGAGCTGCGGTACGAGGTGGACGACGACGATGAGGAGTATGTCGCGGCCATATGGGAGTCAAACAGAAAAACAAGGGTCTGTGTCTCCGCAGACAGCGGCATCGCGATGATCCGCGACATCTTAAGGGCGCTGGCATGACACTCGACGCCTACATGCACCGCGCGGGCATACAGAGCCGGAGGGAGCTGTCCCGGATGACCGGCATCGCTCACAGCACACTTGACGGGATCTTTGAACATCCCAGGTGTGCAAGGGGCTATCAGCTCGCCGAGATCATGCGTGTGTGCGGGCTGTCAGCGCAGGAGACGATCAACCTGATCACAGAGAGGAGGTAACACGGTGGGAAGACCGAGGAAAGTACAGGAGAGGCCCGCGGATGTCCAGCTTGCGCGTGAGATCGCATCCGATATCTGGCCGGAGATGGTGGCGGATCTGCCGGAGGGTGATGTGCTGGGCCACGCCTATGCGTACAAGTGTGGCATCGTCAAGGCCCGGGTCGTCGAGCTCTGCGAGGCGCTGGGCGTGGAGGTGGCAGGATGAGCGCGGTGGACATGCAGGGCTACAGCATCATCGATGACTACTACATGCCGCCATTGACCGCGGAGGGCATCGACACACGCGGGATGCTCGACCTTATCGAGGCGATCGTGGTGCATGCGTGTGGCGACTACGTGAACACATGCAGGCAGCTTAAGGCTGCAAAAAACGATGAGGTCCGGCAGGTGCTACACAAAGACAAGCGTCAGCTCCAGGCATTTTTCCATAGCAGCTGGTTTAAGACCCTTACCTTTGACCGGGCAGACGGCGACAAGGTCATGGAGACGCTGGAGCATGACACGCCGGACAAGTATCTGACACCAGAAGAACGTAAGGCAAGAGAGAAGAAGCAGAGAAATGAGAGCAATGAGCGAATATCCGCCAGTAACGGTGAGAGTGAAGTACAACGAGGACAGCAAGCTGATGGCGTACCCGGTGGCAAAGCTGCCGTTAAGTCAAAGGGCAGAAAACGTGTTGGGAAGGCTAAAGATCAAAACCGTGGGACAGGTGATCGCGCACTGGGATGACATTTACGACATCCGCGGTGTGGGCGTCCTTACCGGGGCAGAGATCAAGGCGGCAGTGTTTGCGCTGTTGTGCAAAAAGGCCAAAAAGGTGACGCTGGCGATGGAGATGCCGCCTGCGGCACCAGAGATTGTCAAGGAGGAGGTGACAGAGGAATGAAGCTTGCGTTTTATGGGGTGCTGACGGTCTGCGGGTTTTTCCTGGCGTATTCCTTCGCGGAGGATCCGGCGCTGATGAGGGAAGCCGCAGGGATGACCATCGGCGTGGTGATGATGTACATCGGAGCGCTGGGGCTCCGAAGAATAGGAGGTGAGCTGATAGACGATGCGAAAAAATGAGCCCCGGCTGTGGAGGGCCGGGACTCGTAGGGCGCAAGCCCTGGTGCACACAGACCATTATATCAGAGCGAGAGGAGGTAAACAAGTGAAAATCGTTTTGGAGTTTGAAAGCCTGCAGGATCTTGAGGCCGAGCTGACAAAGTGGGTCAAGGCAAAGAAGACAGGCGACGTCTCAGAGCTTCGGGCAAAACCTGCAGAGTCGAAACCTGCAGAGTCGAAACCCGTGACGGTGCCAACGCCTGAACCTGCGCCGGAGCCCGTCGAAAAGGTCAAGGGCGAGGAGATCATGCCTGCACCTGTGCCGCAGGTCGATGAGTCGTATCGGGTCGAGGTGCGGCGGGTGCTCGCCAAGCTTAACAAAAAGACCGAGACAAACACGGCCACGCAGCTTATCCGTGGCTTTGGGGTGGAGAAGCTCACAGAGGTCGCGCTTAAAGACCTGCCGGAACTTATGCGGCAGGCGGAGGAGGCCCTTAATGCCTAAAGCACATGCAAAGCTTCCAGCGTCGGCATCCGCCAGGTGGATCCACTGTCCTGGATCGGTCAGACTGTCAGCGCAGTGCCCGGAGCCAGGTGCCAGTGAGTACGCCAAAGAGGGGACGCTTGCGCACAGCGTGGCCGAGACAAAGCTTCTCATTGCAACGGATAAGACCGTCAAGGCGTCAGAGCTCAAGAAGCTCACAAAGAGCGAATACTGGGACGGCGAGATGGATGAGGCGACAGATTTCTACAGAGACCTGATCCTGGAACGCTTGAACGGCGCCGGGCCGGATGCGGAGCTTATGATCGAGCAGCGCGTCGATTATGGTCCCTGGGTGCCTGAGGGCTGGGGAACGTCTGATGCGGTCATCGTCGCCGGTGACACGATCGAGGTGGTCGATCTCAAATACGGCAAGGGCGTCAAGGTCGATGCGCAGGACAACAGCCAGATGCGACTTTATGCCCTGGGGGCCTATAACATTTTCGGTGATCTGTATGATTTCGCACGGGTCCGCATGACGATCGTGCAGCCCAGGATCGATCATATCAGCAGTGATGAAATGCCGATCGACGAGCTGCTTACCTGGGCGGAGGATGTGGTGCGTCCGGCTGCCGCACAGGCCCTGTCTGATGACGGTGCAATCTGCGCCGGTGACTGGTGCAGATGGTGCCCCGCGAAAGCGATCTGCAGGGCACGGGCTGAGGAGAATCTTAATCTGGCACAATATGACTTTGCGGATCCGTCTCTGCTTAACAATGACGAGATCGCAGACATCCTGCGCAGGGTGGATGAGTTCACCCGGTGGGTGGCAGACGTCAATGAGTATGCCCTCACAGAGGCGCTGAACGGCCAGCACTTCGACGGTTTCAAAGTGGTCGAGGGAAGATCCAACAGGAAATACACCGACGAGCTGGCAGTCTCTGAGGCGCTGCAGAAGGCAGGCTTTTCCGAGGCTGTGCTGTATGAGCGTAAGCTCCTGGGGATCACGGCGATGGAGAAGCTGGTCGGCAAGAAAAAGTTTGCAGAGACGCTTAAGGGACTGGTGGAGAAGCCGCAGGGCAAGCCCACACTGGTGCCTGAGTCGGATCCGCGGGAACCCTTAAATAGTGCGGCACAGGCCGCAGCAGACTTTGAAGAGGAGGAATAAAAGAAATGGCAGAATCAAAGACAAAGGTTGTGACTGGGCTGGTGCGGTTTTCTTATGTCAATATCTTCCGCAGCAGGGCTTTCCGTGAGGGGCAGGATGCGAAATACAGCATATGCTTGCTGATCCCGAAGACGGACACGGTGACACTTAAGAAGATCAAGGCAGCGATCAACGCGGCGACGGAGGAGGGCGTTGCATCCAAGTGGGGCGGAAAAACGCCCAAGAACCTGCACCTGCCTCTGCGTGACGGCGATGAGGAGCGGGCAGACGAGGCGCCTGAGTATGCGGACATGTATTTTCTCAACTGCAACAGCAACAGCAAGCCGGGCATCGTCGACAAGGACTGCAACGAGATCCTGGACCCGGATGAGGTCTACAGCGGCGCATGGGGACGGGCGTCGATCAATTTCTTCCCTTACGACTCCAACGGCAACCGCGGGGTCGGTGTGGGGCTCAACAACATCCAGAAGCTCAAGGACGGGGCGCGCCTGGGCGCTGCACGTGCATCCGCTGAGGATGACTTCTCTGACGACTTTGATCTGGATGACGCTGAGGACTTCTAACCATGGGCGCGGTGCACACACTCCATATCGACATTGAGAGCTACTCTGCGGTGGATCTGCTCGAGTGCGGGGTCTATAGGTATGCGGAGGATCCGAGCTTTGAGGTGCTCCTCATCGCATACAGCATCGACGACGGGCCTGTTGAGGTCTGTGACTGCCACACGGGTGACGCTGACAAAGAGGAAGCCATCCGCCAGATGCTCGCGGATCCAAACTACGTCAAATATGCGCATAATGCACAGTTTGAGCGGGTGTGTCTGTCACGGTGGGCGGGTGAGCCGATGGGTCCGGCACAGTGGAGGTGCACGATGGTCCATGCGCTTATGTGCGGCCTGCCCGGATCACTGGCCGCAGTCGGTGAGGCGCTGGGGCTGCCGGGGGATAAGCTCAAGGACAAGCAGGGCAAGGCGCTGATCGATTACTTTTGCAAGCCCTGCAAACCAACCAAGGCAAACGGCGGGAGGGTGCGCAACCTTCCCGCCCACGACCCTGAGAAGTGGAAGCTTTTCGTCGAGTACAACAGGCAGGACGTCGTCACAGAGATGGAGATCGAGAAACGCCTGGACCAGATCGTCAGGGTGCCTGATCGGGAGTGGCTGCTCTGGCAGCTTGACCAGGCGATCAACGACCACGGCATCCGCATCGACAGGCCGATGGTGGAGCAGATCGTCGCATACGATGACAAGCGCGGCGAGGAGCTGGAGGAGGAGGCCAAACGGATCACGGGCCTGTCTAACCCTAACAGTCTGACGCAGCTTAAGGCATGGCTTTCCAAACGTGAGCCCGGTGTCAGCTTCGACACGCTCCGCAAGGATGACCTCAATGAGCTTTTGCAGATGGGCCTGCAGGATGACGTCGAGCGGGTGCTGGAGATCCGCCAGGCGCTGGGTAAGACATCAACAGCAAAGTACAGCAAGATGCTCGCCATGGCCTGCCAGGACGATCATGTGCGTGGCGCTTTACAGTTTTATGGGGCCAACAGGTCAGGCCGGTGGACAGGCAAGGGCGTGCAGCTGCAGAACCTTGCCAGGAACAACCTGCCGGATCTGGATCTCGCGCGTGAGCTTGCTGCCGAGGGTGACTTTGACACCATGCAGACGCTTTTTGGTGAGACGTCCTTTGTGTTCTCCGAGCTTGTCAGGACGGCGTTTATCCCGTCAGACGGTCACAAGTTCGTCGTGTCTGACTTCTCCGCGATCGAGGCCAGAGTGGTCGCATGGGTCGCCGGTGAGGAGTGGGTCCTTGAGGCTTTCCGGCAGGGCAAGGATATCTACTGCGAGACGGCGTCCATGATGTACCACGTCCCTGTTGAAAAGCACGGGCAGAACAAAGAGCTGCGACAGAAGGGCAAGATCGCGATTTTAGCTTGTGGTTACGGGGGCGGAGTTAAGGCCCTGCAGTCCATGGACAAGGGCGGGAAGATCCCGGAGGAGGAGCTGCAGAGCGTGGTCGATAACTGGCGCAACGCCAACCCTAAAATCGTGAAGCTCTGGCGATCCTGTGAGCTGGCAGCTAAGGCGGCCATCGTGGACCACAGAGCCCACACGCTTCAGCACAACATTACTTTTTCATATCGGAATTATTGCCTATACATCACACTGCCGTCAGGGCGGTCGCTGTGCTACTTCGACGCAAGGCTCAAGGACGGCAAGTACGGCGATCAGATCGTCTATAAGGGCGTCAACCAGACAACAAAGAAGTGGGAGGACACCGAGACCTACGGCGGGAAGCTGGTGGAAAACATCGTGCAGGGGATCGCCAGGGACTGCCTGGCGGAGGCGATGGCGCGAGTGGCTTTGGACGGCTATCAGATCGTCATGCACGTACACGACGAGATGATCGTGGACGTGCCGGTGGCGGAGTCGGCGCAGGCGCTGTGCCTGATCAATACGCTTATGGGCACGCCGATCGAGTGGGCGCCGGGCCTGCCGCTTAAGGGCGACGGGTATGTGTGCGAATATTACAAAAAGGATTAAAGTGGCATTTTAACAGCAATATTTGCATACTTTATGCAAATATTGCCATCTGATAGCAATTTATGCACATTTAAGAAAGAGAGGTGCACACACAATGGCAAGAAAATCGCTAAAGGGGGTTGATCGAAAAAGAGTGATCAACGCGTTTATCGCAACCACAAAAAAGAACAAGTGGTCTGTAAATCATCTGTGCGTAGAAATTAAAACCGCTTCGTCTGGATGGTTTTATAAGTATCGGGCTGGTAACGGGGGCATATGTCAAGAAACGCTTGAAAAACTGGCAGAGCTCTCAGGGCATAAAACGGATTACTTTATGATCAAAAATAAAACAGATGAGCCTGAACAGATGGAGCTGGATCTCAAGCAGGAGCCGGAGCCGGAACCGATCGAGGACCACAAAAAGCTCCGCGCGGATTATATAGGCCCTGTCGAGGATCCGCAGTTTGGTGCGCTGTGCGTCGCTCTGTACAACGTGTACTGCTCTGACTATACAGCCGAGGTCACGTTTAAGATCACAAAGCGATGACCCGCCAGATCCCTGGGCAGCTGTCATTTTTTGACCAGCTGCCCAAAGAGAAGCCGAAGGCCTGCGCCAGCTGCTCGCATTTTTTCAATTATGTCAGTGGGCTGGGTGAGATTTACCACGGGACGGCATGCGGTAAAAACAGACCTTTTGCTGTAGACAAAGCGCCGGAGGATCCGGCATGTGATGATTATGAGGAGGTGAAAAATGATCGTTGACTGTGACGTGTCGAGCTGCGTGCACTGGTGTGAACAAGGTGGCAATTTTATCGACAGAGGCGGATGCACATTGAACATGATCCGCGTGTCAGAGGACACGCTGACCGGCGGGGGCTTTCTTCCGCTTTGCCGGTATTATGAGAGGGAGGCCAGCCGTGGCGACAATAACAGCGATCAGTGATGTGTCCCTGCCGGGGCTTAAGTACAACCCAGAGCTGATCATCTCGACGGGCAAGTCCCGCTATGAGACCAAATGGAAAAATAAAACGATCCGATGGTCCGCCCTTCTGGCCAAGCTCCAGAACAGCGTGGAGACGCCGGAGACGCACAACGAATATATGCAGATGAAGAAGGAAGACCAGGATCGGATCAAAGACATCGGCGGCTTTGTGGGCGGTCATCTTAAGGAAGGTCGGAGGAAGACGGGCAGCGTGGCTGCCCGTCAGATCCTGACCCTTGACATGGATTTCGCCCCGGAGGATCTCAAGACGCAGCTGGAGGGCAATATTGACTTATGCTGTGCGATGGCCTACTACACCACGCATAAGCACACCGAGAAAAAGCCCAGGATCCGCCTGATCATACCGCTGGATCGTCAGGTGTCCGCAGATGAGTATGAGGCCATCGCCAGAAAAGTGGCCGAGAAGGTGGGTATTGATTACTTTGACGACTCCACCTACCAGGCCACGCGGCTGATGTACTGGCCATCGCATCCCGCGGATATCGAGCCGGATTTCTGGCACCAGGATGAGGAGATCCTTAAGGCTGACGATGTGCTGGCAGAATACCCTGACTGGACAGATACGAGCTACTGGCCGGAGTCCAGCCGCATGACAGGCATCCGCAAGAAACAGGCAGACAAGCAGGGTGATCCGACAGAGAAAAAGGGCATCGTAGGGGCTTTTTGCCGGACGTATGACATCGTGGATGCGATCAGGAAGTTTTTACCCGACGTCTACACAGAGACGGCGCAGGCTGACCGCTACACCTACGCTGCCGGATCCACGGCAGCGGGCCTTGTCATCTACGAGGGCGGGAAGTTTGCGTACAGCAATCACGCGACGGATCCCTGCAGCGGTCAGCTGTGTAATGCTTTTGACCTGGTAAGAATCCACAAGTTTGGTGATCAGGATGAGGGCTCGAAAGCATCCGGCACAAAGCTGCCATCGTATAAGGCGATGGTCGCTTTTGCCGTCGATGACGGAGACGTAAAGCTTACCCTGTCGCACGATGAGTATGAGAGCGCCATCGAGGACTTTGCTGCGGATCCGGATGACCCTGAGGCGTGGAGGAAACTGCTTAAGCGCGGGGAGGATGGCAAGATCAAAACGACCGTACCCAACGCCACGCTGATCATCGCAAACGACCCGGCCATCCAGGGCATCGCATACAACGAGATGTCGCGGGCAATAGAGGCCCAGCAGGAGCTGCCGTGGAAACGCCCTAACAAGTACTGGCGGGATGCTGATGATGCTCAGCTGTACGGGTATATCGCAGACCACTATGAGGTGCAGTTCTCCAAGGAACGGTTTACAACAGCCCTGACCATTGTGACTGATCGCCGGAGCTTTAACCCGCTGACAGATTACCTCGACGAGCTTCCCGCATGGGACGGCGTCGAGCGTATCGACACCCTGCTCATCGATTACCTGGGCGCATCTGATACGAAGTACACCAGAGAGGTCACGCGCAGGACGCTGATCGGTGCTGTGATGCGTGCATACGAGCCCGGCTGTAAGTTCGACTACGTGCTGGTGCTCGACGGCAAGCCGGGCATCGGTAAAAGCACACTGCTGTCGAAGCTGGGCGGTGAGTTTTTCAGTGACAGCTTATCCCTGAGCGACACCAGAGACAAAACCGCAGCAGAGAAGCTGCAAGGTGTCTGGATCATGGAGATCGGCGAGATGCAGGGCACGCGCAAGGCTGACATTGAGGCCATGAAAAGCTTCATCAGCTGTCAGGTGGATATGTATCGGCCTGCATACGGCAGAGTGGTCGGGCGCTGGCCGCGTATGGCGATCCTGTGCGGCACTACAAACAGCGCGACGGGGTTTTTGCGTGATACTACGGGCAATAGACGGTTCTGGCCGGTCATGGTCTACGGCGGAACGACAAGCGTCTGGGACATGACGGCAGAGACACGTGACCAGATCTGGGCGGAGGCCGTCTCACTGTACCAGTGTGGGGAGGTGCCATACCTCGACGCGGAGATGGAGGATCAGGCCAGGGTCGAGCAGCTTAATGCCATGGAGTTCGATGAGCGCGAGGGTGCGCTGATGGACTATCTGGACACGCTTTTACCTGCAGACTGGTATGACCGATCACCTGAGGACCGGGTCGACTTCTTCCAGGGGCGGGATGCGCTTACACCTGCGGAGAAGTGCACACTCAAGCGGGACTACGTCTGCGCGATGGAGATCTGGCGGGAGTGCTTCGGCAAACCGCAGCGAGATTTTGAAAAGGTGGACAGCTATGACATCGCGAACCTGATGGCGAAGATCGCAGGATGGGAAAGATCAACAAAAATGTGGCGGATATCTGGTTACGGTCCGCAGAGACCTTTTGTGAGAGCGGTGGAAAATTGATCAGACCAGTCGAAAAAGTGGGTGGGAGTGTAACAAGCAGTAACAAGATTTTAGGGCTTGTTACGCTTCTTGTTACAGCCCTAAGCCCGCTACTGGCGCGGCTTTTAGGGCTTTTTGTAACAACGTAACATGATTTTCCTTTTGAATACTTTTTTATACATATAAACCGCACGTGAGCGTGCACGCACACCCGCGTACGCGCGCGTATAGAGAAGTTGAACCACTTGTTACGGGGTCTTGTTACAGATTCTTGTTACACCCGGAGGGAAAAATGGAGAGAGACGTCGAGAGGTATGTGAGGAAAAAAGTGGAGAAGATGGGCGGCCTGTGCATGAAGTGGGTCAGCCCCGGCAAGATCGGGGTGCCGGACCGGATCGTGCTTATGCCCGGTGGGTGGCAGTGCTTTGTGGAGTTTAAGGACGAGGACTACCAGCCCACGAAGCTCCAGCTGTACTGGCAGGACAGGCTCCGGGATCTGGGGTTTAATGCGACGATCCTGAGAGGTCTGGATGAGGCACGATTTTTCATAGCCTACATCAGGGATGAGGTGCTGCCGGATGAAGTTTATACCACATGAGTACCAGAAAAGGATGATCCAGAAGGTGATCGACCAGACGCATGTCGGGTTATTCCTTTCGATGGGGCTCGGGAAAACCGTGATCACCCTGACAGCCATTAACGAGCTGATGTTTGACAGGTTTGAGGTGATGCGTGTTCTGGTCATCGCGCCGAAGCGTGTGGCGGAGGACACCTGGAGCAGGGAGCACCGGAAGTGGGACCACCTTAAGGACCTGCGGGTGTCTGTGGTGACAGGCACAGCGGCACAGCGCAGGAAGGCACTCAAAGAGGACGCTGACGTCTTTGTGATCGGCCGCGACAATGTGGTGTGGCTGACGGAGACTCTGCCAAAGTGGGACTTCGACATGGTGGTCATTGATGAGCTGTCGAGCTTCAAGTCGAATCAGGCGAAACGGTTTAAGGCACTGCGGAAGGTCCTGCCAGCATCCAGGAGAGTGGTGGGCCTCACCGGCACGCCATCGCCTAACAGCCTGATGGACCTGTGGGCGGAGCTGTATCTGCTGGACCGCGGTGAGCGTTTAGGCAAGACCATCGGGTGCTATCGCGAGGAGTACTTCCGGCCAGGAAAAACTGACGGACATGTGGTGTACAGCTGGGAGCCCAGGAAGGGAGCAAGGGAAAAGATCGAGAAGTTGATCAGCGACATCTGTGTGAGCATGTCCGCGGAGGACTATCTTACACTGCCGGAGCGTATCGACGTGGAGGTCCCTGTCACACTGACGGCAGAGGAGCGGGCACTCTATGAGCGGATGGAGCGCGACCAGATCCTGTCTCTGGGAGACGAGCAGGTGGTGGCCTTAAATGCGGCATCGGTCATGGGAAAGCTTCTGCAGATGGCAAACGGGGCTGTCTACACGGAGACCGGTGAGGCGATCAGGATCCACGACGAGAAGCTGGACGCACTGGAGGAGATCATCGACACAGCAGGCGAGCCTGTGCTGGTGTTCTACTCCTACAAGCACGACAAGGCAGCCATCCAGCAGCGGATCAAGGGTGTCAGGGAGATCCAGAGCCCCAAGGATATCGCGGAGTGGAACGATGGCAAGATCAGGGTGCTCCTGGCGCATCCTGCGTCTGTCGGATACGGACTAAACCTGCAGGACGGTGGGCACGTGATCGTGTGGTACGGTCTCACGTGGTCGCTGGAGCTGTATCAGCAGGCAAACGCGAGGCTGTACAGGCAGGGCCAGCAGAAGCCGGTCATTGTGCATCATCTGATCACGGAGGGCACCGTCGACGAGCAGGTGATGGCTGCGCTTAAGCATAAGGACACATCGCAAAGTGCATTATTGGCGGCCCTAAAAGAACGTTGTGGATAACTCTGTTGATAAATTGTGGAAAACTAAAAGAGGAGGAGATTATGGGAGACAAAAAGGACAGTATCTGTTTTACCTGCCAGCACTTTGATCCGGTGCGCAGGAGGTGTAACGCGTGCAGGGTGGATGATGTGGATGTCGGCAAGGTGTCGACCTGCGGCAAGTTCGAAGACTGGGACCAGTCAGCCAAGGCTGACGCTGGTAAGCTGCAGCTCACGCTTGTACCGTGGGAGATTGTCAGGTGCATCGCCGCTGTGCGGATGTACGGCGTCCGTAAGTATAAGGATCCGGATAACTGGAAGCGGGTATCTGTAGAGCGCTATCGGGATGCGATGTGTAGGCACTGGCTGGCATATCTGGAGGATCCGCAGGGCAATGACGAGGAGAGCGGTATGCCTCATCTGTGGCATGCGGCCTGCAATCTGGCTTTTCTGTGCGCGCTGGAGGAGGGGCGAAAACCATGACAAAAGCTGGCATTAAGAGGACTCTGGGCAGAGTCGACGAGCTGGACCGGATGCTGACCGTAATCGATGCCAGGATCGAGCGCCTGGAGTCGATGACGCAGGGGCATGCGATCCGGTATGATGCGATCAGGGTGCAGAGCACGCCGGAGGATCCGGTGGAGAAGGCTATGGAGAAGCTTTACGGCCTCCTGGGCAAGCGTAAGAAGCTGGAAGTGGCGCGGATGACTGCATTGGAGGAGGCGGATGCGCTGATCGATCTGGTGGAAGACGCCAAGATGAAGCAGGTGTTGTGCTTCCGGTACTTAAGCGGCCTTTCGTGGTACGCGGTATCAAAGCGCCTCGGATATAGCGAAAACTGGGTGTTTAAGCTGCACGACAGGGCTATTGATGAAATTCTCAAAAAAAGCCAGTAAAGTACAGTAAAGTAAAGTTTTCAAGTGTGATAGTATTAAGCTGCGAAGAATGCATCATGTGCATACTTCCCTCGCTGATAACACCCGCAGGCAACGCGAACCTGCGGGTGTTACTTTTGTCTGGGAAGTGGCACGAGCGAGGGAGGTACGATGACAACCGAGACGATTAAGATCGACGATCTGACGCCGTATGAGCGCAACGCCAGGCATCACGAGCCGGTCGATATTGACGCGATCGCGAAAAGCATCGAGGCTTTCGGCTTCCGCGATCCTGTGGGCGTGTGGGGGCCTAAGAATATCATCGTGGAAGGCCACGGGCGCGTCATGGCCGCCAAGCAGCTGGGCATGACAGAGGTGCCCTGCATCCGGCTGGATGATCTGACGAATGAGCAGCGCCGGGCGTATGGTCTGGCGCATAACAAGACCGCGGAGCTGTCGACCTGGGACGCTGAGCTACTGCCGCTGGAGATCGAGGAGCTGCCGACGTATGACATGACGGAGTTCGGCTTCGATGTGCAAACGGGATCGCCTGCAGATCCGGATCCGGTTATCCAGGAGGATGACTCCGACGAGTACGACGACATAGAAAAACTCGAGAATCACTATGGCGTGCCCTACCAGGGCAATAAGTCACGGATCGCGGATATCATCATCAGCCTGCTCCCGGAAGGCGAGCGCCTGGTGGATCTTTTTGGTGGGGGGGCGCAATCACACACTGCGGCATGCTCAGCGGGAAGTGGCACTCTTTTCTGTATAACGACTTAAACGAGATGATCACGGGGCTCTTCATGGACGCCGTGCACGGTAAGTACTCCGACGAGCGCCGGGTGATCACGAGGGAGGACTTTAACAGCCAGAAGGACTCTGACGCCTATATCAAGTACATCTGGTCCTTCGGTAACAACGGCCAGGCTTATCTGTGGGGCAAGGACATCGAGGGCATTAAGTGCACAGCGTGCCACGCGCTACTCGACGAAGCTCTGCATGACAGGCGGCTGTCATTTGTGCATTTTTTGCAGATGCTGGGTGGTGTGAACGATCCGGCGCCGAACAGGCTGGCTCCTTTGGAACGCTTACAAGCGCTGACACAGCTGGAGGCCCTGCAGAGGCTGGAGGCCCTGCAGCGGCTGGAGGCCCTGCAGCGGCTGGAGGCCCTGCAGCGGCTGGAGGCCCTGCAGCGGCTGGAGGTCTGCAACATCGACTACAGAGACTATGCTCATAAAGACGGAGACGTCGTGTATTGCGACGTGCCGTATGAGCAGGCCGGTAAGAGTTCATGCGATGACTACGGCGTGCAGTTTGACAGCGTGGCATTTTATGAGTGGGCGAAGGCGCAGGACTATCCGGTGTACTTTTCGAGTTACGAAATATCAGACGATAGCTTCTACTCCGTCAAGGTGAAGAGCGTGCAGAGCCTGATCGGGGCGAACACGAACGGCAAAAAAGTGACGGAGTATTTATACAGCAACAAGCCGATTAAAGCGAGGAGATAACGGCCCGGTGACGATATGCGTAAATCAGACCAGTGGACAACTGAAGACGGCCTGATTAAGATCCAGGGCTGGGCGCGGGATGGTCTGATCGAAAAGCAGATAGCGCACAACATGGGCGTGGCGTATGCCACGCTGCGGGAGTGGAAGAAAACCTTTCCGGCGATCATGGAGGCCCTGCGGAAGGGCAAAGAGGTCGTCGACCGTGAGGTCGAGAACGCACTTTACAAGTCCGCGATGGGCTTCACGCAGAAGGTCAAGAAGCCGGTCAGGATCCGTGACGTCGAGTTCGACCCGAGGACCGGCAGAAAAATCCGCGAGGTCGAGAAGTGGGTGCAGGTCGAGGAGGAGGTCTACATCGCGCCCCAGGTGACTGCGCAGATCTTCTGGCTGAAAAACAGGAAGCCTGACCAGTGGCGCGAGAAGAACGACCTGACACTGACGCCGTCAAACGGTGTGCTGGAGTCCCTTATGGAGTTAAACCGTGGCAAGGGTAACGTGGAGTTCTAAGCAGGTTGAGCTGATCACGGCGCCCTACGACCACTGCATCGACTGGATGGAGGGGACGCCCAGATCGGGGAAGACCACAGCGGCAATCGCTCGCTTTGCGGATCACCTGATCAAAAGCCGCGACACTAATCATCTGGTGACAGCTTACAGCGCCGAACAGGCGTATAGGCTGATCATCGACGGGGACGGCTTTGGGCTTTTGCATACATTCGCGGGGTACGTCAAGCCGTCACACGACGACGAAGGTGCCCATCTGCTGATCACTCTGCCGGGCGGATCCGTGCGTAAGGTCTACTGGAAGGGCGGGGGAAAGGCGGACAGCCACAAGGCGATCACGGGTATGTCCCTGGGGTCGGTGTACTTTTGCGAGATCAATCTGCTGCACCTGGACATGATACAGGAGTGTCTGCGCCGGACCTACGCTGCTAAGGATCGGTGGCACATAGCGGATTGCAACCCGCCAGCGCCTCAGGATCCCTGCATAAAAAATGTGCTGGAGATCCAGGACTGCAGGTGGATGCACTGGACATGCAGCGACAATCCGGTGCTGACGGAGAAGCGTCTGGAGGAGATCAAAACCGCCTGTGAGAAAAGCCCGTTTCTGTGGAAGCGCGACTGGCTGGGCGAGAGGTGTATCCCGCAGGGCGTGATCTACTGGATGTTTGACCCGCAGCGGCACATCCTGCCGAGGATCCCGGACGAGGGCGCCAAGGTTGAGATGTACTTCGCCGGAGACGGTGGCGCGACGGATGCGACCAGCATCGGGTGCTATGTCGTGCAGATGCTGGGCAACGGCAGGCACAGGCTCCTGCGCGTGGGTAACTGGTATTACGACGGCGGGCAGATGGCTATGAGCGATCAGGCCCGTCATATCTGTGGCGAGTTCATCCCGGCCATGAGACAAAAGACCGGGATGCGTGAGAGCCAGATCCTGATCGATCCGGCGTGCAAAGCTCTCCGGCTGGAGATCGACAAGCTGGGATATCCGACATCCAAGGCCGACAATAACGGCCACGACATCAAGGGTACCAGCAAGGGGATCATGTGCGGCATCGAGATGCTGCAGAGCCATATAAACGAGGGCCGCTTTTTTCTGGTGGAGGATGAGCGGTACGGATCCGACGCTTTTGTCAAAGAGGCCGGGCTGTACTGTATCAACGAAACCACGGGTCAGCCTGTGGACGCATACAATCACGCCGCAGATGAGGTCAGGTATAGCGCGAATTACTTCGCGAAGACATACGGGTACTGGTAGATGGCGCTTTTTGAGAGGTTGAAAAATAAAATGCAGCAGATCGGAGCGGACATAGGGCTGGGCAGAGAATATAAGAGCATTTTCGACCTGGACGGAGTGCCCGCCTATAACCAGTTTTATAACATCGGGATCTTTCCGTGGAAATATCTTTATCGCGGATTTTATAAGCCCTGGCACCTGATCCCGTGCCCCACTATCGCAGATCCGAACCACAAGCGTAATTTGGCATACCTCAATTTGTCAAAGGCTGTTTGTGCGGAGCTGGCGGGCATGGTCTGGACGGATCAGTGCGAGGTCGGCGTGTCCATAAACGGCCTGCAGGCGGATGAGGACCCGCTTAATGAGTTCGTCCAGTACGTGCTGGAGCGAAACAACTTCCAGCGAAAAATGCCCGAAGCCATCGAGCAGGCTGCTGCCCTGGGAGGCGAAGCGATCAAGGTATGGTATGAGGAGAAGCGCGACCGCGAGGGCAACGTGATCCCGGAGCTGGGGCAGATCAAGATCGGCTATGCCATGGCGGACCAGTTTGTGCCACTGCAGTGGGACAATGCGACGATCTCTGGCGGGATCTTTGTCAACAGACAGGCCCGCGGCGGATATTATTACACTCTCCTGGAGTGGCATGAGTGGGACGGCACAACCTACGTGATCAGGAACGAGCTGTATCGTGCGGAGATTAAAAAGGCAGGCGTGGGGGATGATCAGGACATCCTGGGCTTTAGATATCCACTTGCGGCTTTGTATCCGTATTTGGATGAGGAGATCACGATCGACGTCGAGAAAAGTCTGTTTGCATACTTTAGGACGCCGGACGCAAACAACATCGATGACAACAGCCCGCTGGGCATAAGCATCTACGCCAATGCCATGGAAACGCTGCACGCGATCGATATCTGCTTTGACAGCTTTGTCCGCGAGTTCCGTCTGGGCAAAAAGCGCATCATTGTCCCGGCGCGGATGATCCGGCACGTGGTGGATCCTGTGACCGGACAGCAGCTGCGGTACTTCGACGCGACCGATGAGACGTATGAGGCACTGAGTACCGACGATCCTGACAGCCTTAAGATCCAGGACAACAGTGTCAGCCTGCGCGTCGAGGAGCACGTGGCAGCGCTGAACGCTTTCCTCAATATCTTCTGCCTGCAGGTGGGGCTGAGCGCCGGTACTTTTTCGTTTGACGTCCACGACGGCCTTAAGACGGCCACCGAAGTGGTCAGTGAGAATAGCAAGACCTATAAAACGGTCAAAAACTTCCAGGCGCAGGTCGAACCGGCGATCAAAGATCTGGTTGACGCGATTATCCAGGTGGCCAGCCTGTATGATCTGGCGTGGGACGGGTACAGCATCCGAGCGCTGGCTGCGAACGGGTATGAGATCAAGGTGACACTCGACGACGGGATCACGCAGGACCGGCAGACCAACATCAACGAGGGCATCACGCTGGTGGGTGCTGGTCTGATGAGTAAGTTTAAGTTCCTGACGGACCCCAAGTACGGCATAAACCTGACTGAGGAGGAGGCGCTGGCGGAGCTGGATCGGATCAAGGGCGAGAGCACTGTGACGATCCCGCAGCTGGATGTGATGGATTATAACGGCGCAGAGTAAGAACGAAAACAGCCGGCGCGCTTAAGGCTGTGAGTAGATCCGGCGCGCACCTCTCGACGATGTGTCCCAGCGCCGGCTTTTTGGGAGGTGTAGCAGATGGCCTTAACACCGGCAGACATCCTGCGGATATCGGAGCCGGTCGAGGCCGTATATACCAGGACGGTCGACGAGCTCCTGATCAATATCGCCAAACATTTCAAGATCTCCGGCTGGGAACGAACCCGGTACTGGGAGATCAAAAAGCTGTCAGAGATGGGCGCCCTCACAGAGGAGAGTGTCCAGATCATCGCGAGAAATACCGGCAAGCTGCCCGACGAGATACGGGCGGCTTTTTTGCAGGTCTCTGAGCGGGCTTGTTTGCAGATCGACCCACAGCTTAAAGCGGCAGCAGCGGAGGGCATACTGCAGGATCCTGGGACAACGGGAGCGACTTCTCCGTTGATCCGGCAGATGGTCGAGGTGTACACTTCTGAGGCCGTGGACAAAATGAACATGGTCAACACGACACTGCTGCAGTCAACCAGACAGGCGTACATTAACGGGATCACCACAGCGGTGGCAGAGGCTCAGCTTGCCGAGGCACAGAAAATACTTGACACGCAGGCGCTGTCTGTGGTGACGGGCGTAGAGACACGGGTCAGGGCGATCCGTAAGGCCATGGATCAGATGAGCGCTGCAGGGCTGACGGGCTTTGTCGATCGCGCCGGGCGTAACTGGTCGCCGGAAGCGTATAGCGCGATGGTGGTGCGGACCGCATCGCATAACGCTTATGTGCGGACCATAAAGGACAGGCAACAGGAGTTCGGTGGTGGTGATATCTTCCAGGTGTCGAGCCATCCGGGTGCGAGGCCGCTGTGCTATCCCTACCAAGGCAAGTTTTACAGCTGGTCTGCAGGTCCAGGTGAGTTTGTGGACGGCGCCGGGCACCGGCAGACATACGAGAACATAAACGCCACAAGCTACGGACAGGCGGCTGGGCTGTTTGGCATTAACTGCGGGCATCATCCGATCCCCATTGTGCCGGGGTTTTCTTATCCGCAGGAGTACGAGGAGCAGACCAAAGCGGAGAACGACAAAGAGTACAGACAGAGCCAGGAGCAGCGGCAGTATGAGCGTAACATTCGCGAGGCAAAGCGCGAGCGGGAGATCGCGGCAGCGACAGGAGACAAAGAGGCGGAGAAAGCTGCTGCCAAAAGGGTGACAGAAGAACAGAAAAAGATGCGGAGCTTTATCGAGCAGACGGGTCGTGCCAGACGGTACGATCGCGAGCGTATAGCGGGAGGATAAAACAATGTGTAACCACGGACCTGAGTTTTGGATCGGCAGAGCAGACGGGATCTTTTGCAAAGCCTGCGGGGCTAAGGTCGATCTGAATGTGAAGCCGGAGCCCAAACCGGCAGAGGTAAAGGCACCTGAGCCGGAACCTGAGCCGGAGAAGCCGAAGAAGGCGGCGCCTAAGAAGGGAGGCAAGAAGTGAGCGAGATCATTGTGAACGGGGATCCCGTAATGGATCCGAGGCTTGAGGAGAAGCGCAGGGTCGTGGATGAGATCACCGAGACGATCCACAGCTCTGCACGGATCGCTGAGACCGCGATCATGTCAGAGGACCCGAAGGTCAAGGACGCACTTAAGGCATCGGTCCGGGTGCTGCTGGAGGCGGCCATGACCAAGCTCGACGAATCGGTTGGCGCGTCTGTAGCAGATGCACAGGAGGATGACGGCGATGATTAGAGTATATGCTTCACAGTGGCACGACGAGGCGAAGCTTTTCGCCAGATACCGGGGGCTGTCGTCTGATACAAAGCCCACGGACGGACTGATCACCGGGTCCGAGTTTTTTGAGGTCGACACGGGCGCCTCGTATTACTTTGACGAGCTCTCCGGCGAGTGGTTCCCGGCGTCTAACGCCAGCAAGACACCGCTGACGGGCGCGACGGTGACGCTGGGGTCGTCTCTGACCTATAACGGATCGGAGCAGACGCAGACTGTGTCAACGGTCAAGATCGGAAGCACAACGCTGACGGCTGACACGGACTACACGGTGCAGGACAACAAGGCGACACTGCCGGGCACGTACACCTTGCTGATCGTCGGCAAGGGCGACTATGCCGGCGTGCTGCCGAAGGAGTTTACCGTGGCGAAGGGCTCCGGCAGCGTCGTGGCTGATCCTGACACGCTCACCCTGACAGAGGGCGGAGAGGATGGTGAGAGCGCTCTGACCGTGACCGGGGACGGAGCTGTCAGTGTGGCATCGAGTGACAGCACTGTAGCGACGGCAGAGCTTGACGGTACCACCGTGATCGTGACACCTGTCGCAGAAGGATCCGCGACCGTGACCATCACCCTGGCGGATGGCGATCTGTATGAGGGCGGGACGGACACGATCAGCGTGACCGTCGAGGCTGCGCCGGATCCGTGATGATGTCAATATGCCGACTGTGGCGGCCAGAATACTGCAGATGTGTATGAGATCACTGCGCCGCAAGGCGCTGATCATATTATCGCAACGGCAGGGCGTTATCTGCCACACTTCGCGCATCGTCGGCGCGTTATAAGGGAGGGACGTTAAAATGGCATTTACAAGAAAATTTCTCACAGACCACGGAGTACCAGAGGACCAGGTTGACGCCATAATGGCGGAGCGGAATCGGACGCTGACAGACTATGTGCCTAAAGACGATGTGCAAAAGCAGATCGACGCGGCGCTGGCCGAAGCGGCAAAGGGCTCACCTCCGCCCGATGTGACGCAGACACCTGAGTACCTGGAGCTTTTGGGCAAGGCTCAGAAGCTGGAGGCTTTCCAGACGGATGACTTTGCATCTGTCAAAGCTCCGTACCGTGACATTGTCTGGGGAAAGCTTGACCATGCCGAGAAGCACAAACCGTATGCGGAACAGCTGACAGAGCTGCAGAGCAGCCTGCCGGATCTGTTCAAAACTGAGGAGGAGCCACCCAAGCCGCAGTTTGGTGCGCAGCCGCAGGGCGCAGCGCCGACAGGCAAACAGGGCCCTTCCTTCATGGACACGTGGGGCTTTGTTCCGAAGTCCTGAGTCCGTAATAACAGGAGGATAAGAAAATGCCTAATCTTAACTATGCCGCACAGTATGGCCGCGAGCTGGCCAACGCGTACCCGTACATGTCTCACTACGGCGATCTCTGGAACGCCGGAGAGAGCCAGAGGTTTAAGCCTCTGCAGGGCCGGACGGTTTACATTCCTTCGCTCAAGACATCCGGGGCGAGAGCAGTCAACCGCAACCAGATCACGGGCGCCTTCAATCGCAACTTTGACAACGACTGGGAAGCGCATGAGCTGACCATGGATCGTGAGTGGGACACCCTTGTGGATCCGCTTGACATTATGGAGACCAACGAGGTCGCTACGATCGCCAACGTGACGCGGACTTTCAACGAGTTCCAGAAGGTGCCGGAGCAGGACGCTTATATGTCCAGCAAGCTGGCAGGCTTCGCGCGTGCAGCTGGCGGTATTGACAGCGCCAGCATCTCCGACAGCAACATCCTGGCCCACTGGGATGCAGCCCTTGCGTACATGACCGATCAGAGGGTCAACAGGGACCGCGTGCGCTGCAAGGTCACGCCTGCGATCTATAAGTTTCTCAAAGAGGCCGCGGGCATCACTCGCTTTATCGATGTGACCGGCGGCATCCGCAACGTCGACCGCAACGTCGGCAAGCTCGACGGCGTGCTTATCGAGGAGATCCCGTCTGACATGATGAAGACGGCCTATGATTTCACTGAGGGCTGGGCTGTTGCGTCTGGCGCTGGCCAGATCGGCATGATCCTGTATGACAGCATGTCGATTGCTGCGCCGATCATCTACGACACCAGCATGATCTCCGCACCGACTGCTCAGTCGAAGGGCAAGTACCTGTACTATGAGCGGTACTACTATGATGTGTTCTGCCTTGCACAGAGACAGGCGGGCGTGTTCGCTTTTGTCGGCGCTCCGTCTCTGGGCACTCTGGTCGTCACATCCGTGGCTGGCACCGAGGCAAGCGGTGACACGGTCATCGAGGTCAAGGGCGCACCGTTCATCCTTGAGGGTGGCATGATTGCCAACGGTTTCGACCTGGTCGTCACTTCCGGCCAGAATGCTGCTGTGTCTAACACCTACGGCGCTGTGCCTAACGCCGGCGAGACCTGGGCGGTCAAGGGATCCGGAAAGTTCACGCTTGCGAGCCAGACCAGCTCGAAGTACGTCACCGTGGCGATCGTCAACAAGGAGACGGGCTTCTGCGTGGCAGGCGGCAACGCTGTCATCGTGGCGAAGGCTTAAGGAGGTTTAAGCGATGGGGCTGGTGAGCTACACGTATTATAAGGACTCATACATGGGCGAGCCGGTCCCGTCTGACGACTTCCCGAGATACGAAAAACGGGCAGAGATGCTCATACTGTCAGTGATTAAGCGATCGGCGTCTCAGGTGGCCTCTTTACCGGAGGCCACCCGTGAGGCTGTCGAGGACGCTATCTGTGTGCAGATCGATTATTTGTACGAGTATGGCATCGGGGTCGCATCCTACGGCATGGAAGCCGGAGGAGGGTTTACGGTGGGTAAAGTTTCCGTTAACAACGGTGCGGCATCCAAGGCGTCGTCTGGCGCTAAGTCCATGATCGCGCCGGGCGTGTGGGTCTATCTTGAGCAGACGGGCCTGCTCAACCCTGCGGTCGATGTGGCACCGGAGCCGTGGCCTGCTCTCAGGGGGTGGTTTTAATGGCGTTAAGGCATATCCCGGAGCGGATGCTGCATGATACGGCCACTTTTTACGTCGTGTCCGGCATGGACAGGTATCAGGAAAAGACATACGACACATACGATGTCACACATGTGCACTTGCAGAATGACACAAGTGTGATCAAAAGTACCGACAACGAGGAGGTGCAGCTCAAGGGGATCCTGTTTGTGGACGGCAGACGAAGCACGCCACAGCTGGATTATACCACCCTGCAGGCGTCATCTCTCGCAGAGGGTGACACGATGCGGGTGGTGGTGACAGATGCAAGCGGCAGGGTCGCGGGTGACTTTGCTGTTATGACGGTGGACGGAGTGCCTGATGTCCCGGCGACATCGGTACATCACTGGGAGCTGGGGCTTGTGTAATGGCAGTTATCGTCAAAACTGATCGCCAAAAGATGCAGCGGGTCATGGACAAGGCCACTGATCTGGCCAAGTATGCCGTGGCGGAGCAGATGCTGGCGGATAGTGAGCGCTTTGTGCCTTACTCTGCCGGATCCAGCCAGAGCGCCGGCAACCTCCGCGAGAGCGGCAAGATCGTCCAGGGTGAAAATGGGTCGCTTTATATCGTGTGGGATACGGTCTATGCGCTGTATCAGTGGTATGGTGTGCGCGCGGATGGCACACACCGGGTCCGCAACTACACGACGCCGGGCACCGGCAAGCAGTGGGTCGAGACGGCCAGAGCGCAGTACGGCGACAGGTGGCACGAGATCGCGCAGAAGTCTTTTGATAAGGGGCTACAATGAGCAATTTTATTGACGGCATACTGCAGAAGATTGCAGACTATATAGACGACGAGATCGAGCCCTTTGCTAAGGTCGTGTTCGGATCAGACCCGCCTAATAATGGGATCTGCATGATCCAGAGCACGGGCGCACCTACGGACACGCATCTGGACAAGGGCATGGTGTACAGGGTGCCTGTGGTCCTTAACGGCAAAAACACCAACCAGCTGACGCTTTTGACGGATCTCACAAAGATCCACGAGGAGCTGACGCGCAAAACAAACTATGCGGCGTTTGGGACGGACGCGTGCCAGGTTACAGACATCGCCACCACATCAACGCCGTCAATTATCGGACGGGAACAGAACAGCCAGTGGATCTGTGGCTCGTCGTTTGACATTTTCTTCTACTGGCGGAAAGGATAAAGCGATGGATGCTACAGCTACCGACGTAGCTAACTACGTCAAGCCTGAGATCGTGCCGGTGTACAAGTACACGGCAGAGATCGACATCACGCCCCAGGGACCTGCACGTACCTGGGCGCCTCTGTGTGCTGGCTTCAATAATATCTCAGAGGCCATGAACGAAACCGTGCAGCAGTATTTCTTCCTGTGCGGGAGGGGTCAGGCGGTCAACTATGTCACGGGTATGGCTCCGGCCATGACCTTCGCGGGCATCCGCGTGATCGGTGATCCGGCGCAGGATTACATGTTTGTGCAGAAGTACGAGCTGATGTCCAAGCGCGACACGCATTTCCGGCTGACCAGGACGGCAGAGGACGGCACCGCGAGCGTGGTCAGCGCCAACGTCACTTTTGCGAACCTGAGCGATGTGAGCGGTGGCACGACAGACGGATCCGCGATAAGCGTCGAGATGCGCTTTAATGGCGCGCCTTACCTGGGCGACGCCTGGGCGACAGCGCCGACGGCATACAGTGTGACCAACAATCTGACCAACGTCACCAACAGCAACACCGCGACGAGCGAGACGAGCGGCACGCCGTATAGCGGCACGCTGACACCGACGTCGACGTATGAGATGAGCTCTGTCGTCATCACGATGGGCGGCACGGACATCACATCGACGGCGTACACGTCTGGGACGGGCGCCATCAGCATTGCATCGGTGACAGGTAACATCGTCATCACTGCGACGGCTGTACCGGGGACCTAATACTTAAGTATATAACTTAAGTATATGCGGAGGAGCTCCAGACGGGGCTCCTCTTTTTTCAGAGAGAGGAGAGAGAGGGGATGTACCAAATAACGCGAAATCACATTGTCGAGGACTTGCAGATCACCGACAAGGGTACCGGGGAGGAGCTTGTGCTGTCTGTCGATCTTAATGTCGACGCGATCCTTAAAAGGTATTATGAGGCGGCAGGAGCCTTTACAGAAGCCCAAAAGGTAGCCAGACAGAAGCCAACCGAGAAGAACATCGAAGCATACGGTGCGGCGATCCTGGCCTTTTTTGAGGTGATCTTCGGGGCAGACCAGACCAGCAAGCTTGTCAATTTTTACGGTCAGGCATACAGCGAGATGCTGGCGGATGTGGTCCCTTTTATCAATGACGTGGTGGTGCCTAAGGTAGCAGAGGCTCAGCAGCGCATCATGCAGCAGTATCAGCATGTTATGCAACCGAAGCGATGAAACCCTATGCAGACCTGCCTGCGTCTGTCGAGTATAACGGGGAGACGTACCCGGTCGACTATTCTTACGGCGTCTTTTTTGCTGTGGCGGATCTCCTGCAGGATGATCGGCTTATGCAGGCACAACAGCTGCGGCTTGCGCTCGATATGTTCGTCGGGCCGGAGGCTCCCGCGGATCCTGAGCTGATCCGGGCGATCTACGACCAAGTGAAGGATGACAGGCCGAAGCCAGACGGGCCTAAGTACATGGATATAGAGCAGGACTGGCCATATATTTGTGCGGGCTTTATGCAGGCGTATGGCATAGACCTGTATGCCGATAAGACCATGCACATTTTACAGTTCCGGGCGCTCCTGGAGGGGCTGCCGGACAATACAAAGCTGTCCGAGATCATCGGGATCCGGGCGGCAGAGATCCCTGCAGCGAATAAATACAACAGCAAAGAGATCGCAAGACTGACAAGGCTCAAGGCGGTCTATGCGCTGCGGGGGACGGGTAAGGACTTCCAGACCGGGCTTGCCGGTCTTTTTGATCTGTTGGAAGCGAGGGCAAAGCAGTGAACGACGTCGGCAGCGTAAAATATAAGGTCGAGCTGGATGACAGCGGCATCGATCAGGAGGTCGACAAGGCCGAGTCAAAGCTGTCCAGTAAATTTGGCTCAGCTGCCAAGGGCATAGCTGCCGGTGTCGGCAAGGCCGCGATCGGTGCCGTGGCGGCAGGGACTGCCGCTGTCGGAGCTTTTGCCAAGGCATCTGTCGACGCTGGTATGACCTTTGACTCGTCAATGTCCCAGGTGGCCGCCACCATGGGCAAGACCGTCGACGAGATCGCGGACCTGCGTGACTTTGCCCAGGAGATGGGCAGCAAGACCGCATTTTCTGCGACAGAAGCGGCTGACGCTCTCAATTATATGGCGCTCGCTGGTTATGACGCTGAAACAGCGATGAACATGCTGCCGAACGTCCTAAACCTTGCGGCGGCTGGCGGCATCGAGCTTGCATCCGCGTCTGATATGGTCACGGACGCGCAGTCTGCTCTGGGCTTGTCACTGGAAGAAACGGCGGCCATGGTCGATCAGATGGCTGCTGCGTCCAGCAAGTCCAACACGAGTGTCGAGCAGCTGGGCAACGCAATTTTGACTGTCGGTGGAACCGCTAAGACGCTAAAAGGCGGCACAACAGAGCTTGCCACCGTGCTGGGGCTGCTCGCAGATAACGGCGTCAAGGGCGCTGAGGGCGGAACGGCTCTGCGTAATATCATGCTGTCGCTGCAGAATCCGACAGACAAAGCGGCGGAAGCACTAAAAGCCCTGGGCGTCGAGGCTTATGACAGTCAGGGCAATTTCAGAGCCATGGAGGATATATTCCAGGACTTTAACAAAGCCCTGGACGGAGCGTCCGACGCAAAGAGGTCAGAAGCCCTCAGTGCAATCTTTAACAAAGTGGACCTTAAGAGCGTTAATGCTCTTATGGACACCAACGTCGAGCGCTGGCATGAGCTCGCGGGAGCTATCGACAGCAGCCAGGGCGCCGCTGAGAAAATGGCCAGCACTCAGCTCGACAATCTGGCTGGTGATATAACGCTTTTACAGTCTGCCCTTGAGGGCGCCAAGATCGCGGTGTCTGATGGGCTCACGCCACAGCTCCGTGAGTTTGTGGAATTCGGGACGGACGGCCTGTCGAAAGTAACAGAGGCCTTTAATACTGACGGCGTCTCTGGCGCGATGGATGCGCTGGGTGGGATCCTGGCTGACGCAGTTGTGATGATCGGCGAGAAAGCCACCGAGATGGTGGACGTCGGGATAAAGCTGATCTCATCCTTTTGCGAGGGGCTGATCTCTGCTATCCCTGATCTCCTGCCGATCGTGACAGACCTGATCTTACGACTGGCGCAGATGTTTATTGATATGGCGCCGGAGCTGGTCCGGGTCGGCCTCGACCTTATAGTCCAGCTGGCGCTGGGGATAGCGCAGGCACTGCCTGAGCTGATCCCTGCCGTGGTCGACTGCATCCTTGAGATCGTGGACGTGCTGACAGACCCGGACAACCTTATGATGCTGATCGATGCGTCGATTGCCATTATCATAGCCATCGCGGAGGGATTGATCGAGGCGCTTCCGAAGCTGATTGAAAAGGCGCCGGTCATAATTGAGCATCTGGTGACAGCTTTGATTAAGGCAGCCCCGAAGCTGGCGATGGCCGCGGCAGAGCTTATAGTCACCCTGGTAAAATGCCTTTTTGATAATCTTCCGAAGATCCTGGACAGTGGCGGCAAAATAGTCACGACCCTGATCCGGGGCATCCGCGATTATTTCAGCCAGCTGCCCGAGATCGGCAAGCAGGTCGTCCAGAAGGTAAAGGACGGCATAAAGAGCCTTAATCCGCTGCAGTGGGGACGCGACCTCATCGACAGCTTTGTGCAGGGTATCACGGGTGCGGTCGGCAAGGTCTGGGATGCGGTCAAAGGTATTGCCAGCGGCATCCGGGACTTCCTGGGCTTCTCCGAACCGGAAAAAGGACCGCTGTCTGACTTCCACCTTTTCCCGAAAGACATGGTCGACCTTTACGCGCAGGGCATAGAGGATAATGCCTATAAGGTCACGGATGCGGTGGAAGGACTGGCTGGAGACGTCGCGCTGGGCTTTAACAGCGATATCAACTATAACCTGCCGGATCTGGCGGGATATGCGGCAGACCTGTCCGCGTCAATCACCGGCACAGGATCCACACGGATCGAGGTGCCTGTCATTATAGACGGCCGAGAGGTCGCCAGAGCATCCGCCTGGTATATGGGCGAACAGCTCGCCTGGGAGGCAAGATGATCACACCGCAGGACATACAGCAGGCCACGATGTACATCGATGGCGTGGACATATACAACGTTGGGGCGTTAGTCGAGAGCTTTAAGGTGAGTGCCACAGCGATCGCAAATACCGCCTATCAGGGCGTGGACAGTACGGACTTTAACGTGCTGTCAACGGTCCGCGGGATGCGCATGATCACCGTGACGCTTTTCTATAAGGCAACGACACGGCGAGAGCTCGCGCTCAAGAAGACAAAGATCGACAACGCGCTGGGCAAGGGCAAGATCAATCTGGACCTGCCTGACGGCTTCTCATACTGGGCGTATCTTACCTCAGCGGGTGAGGAGCAGACCATGGGTGTTGAGGGTCAGGACATTATCGCCCTGTGCACCTATACCCTGCAGGGCATCCGGCACGGTGAGCTTAAGCGTGTGGGGTCGACGCAGGTGCTTACGTCTGCGGATCTGGTCTTTGAGTGCGAGAGCGAGGCGCCGCTGACGGACTGCAGGATCACGGTGCACAGCACCGCCGCCCAGAACAGCCTGACAATCGGGACGGTCACGATCACAAATGTCGCTTATAACGACACTGTCGTGGTCGACGGGATTGAGAAAAGGATCCTGCAGAACGGAGCACCGTGCGCGGGTAACATGTCCTTCGTTAAGTTCCCGAAGCTTACACCCGGCACGAATACCCTCGCGCGGTCCGGCTATAACACTTACGTCGTCGAGTATTATCCCATCTACTAAGGAGCCGCATGCTTACACTATACCACAACAACCGAGAGATCCCGCTGGACACCACCGAGTATTATGTCCGAGAGCTGGCCAGCGGCATGGATGAGGTGATCTTTGACCTGTCGATCTGGGATCCTAACTATGCCCTGATGGCCGAGGAGGAGAACATCGTCGACCGTGGCGGGCAGAGGTATCTGGTCAAGCAAGTGGACGCCGGAGCTGTCACGGCGAAGGTGGTCTGTCAGCTGGATCTCGATGAGTGGAAGGCGTCCATGCTGGTGGGGTATAACTCCGGCAGTAAAACCGTGGCGCAGCAGATCGAGGCCATAAAGCCCACGGGCTGGACGGTGAACAACCACAGCGGCGTCACGATCAGCAGGACGTTACACGGTGACTTTACGCCGCTGCAGGTATGCGAGGAGTGCCGGAGCACTTATCAGGTCTATATCAGGTGGGATAACAAGAACAAGGTCTGCCACATCTATAAGCAGGCGCTGGGTACGCCTGTGGGTGCTTTTGCGACCCGTGAGCTTAACCTCAAAGAGATCAACTACAAGGGTAAGAGCACTAATTTTGCGACCCGTCTGTATGCGTATGGCAAGGACGGCTTAAGCTTTAAGGACATAAACAACAACAAGCCATACGTCGACAATAATACCTATTCGAGCCGGGTGATCTGCGCATACTGGCAGGATGATCGCTACACAGACAAGCAGAGCCTCCTAAACGACGCCATCGAGCATCTGGCAAAGCTTGCGGTGCCTGAGAGGTCCTACGACTGCGCGATCGTCGACCTGCAGGCGACAAACCCGGAGCAGTACAACAATCTCGATTTTTCGCTCTTTACGACGGCCACGCTGATCGATGACATCAAGGGCACCGCTGTCGATTATATGGTCGTCGAGCGGCACGTGTGGCCGTATCACCCGGATCACAATGACGTGATCTTTAATAGTGCGCCGATCAAGATCCAGAACACGGTGATCCAGATCGAGGATGAGCTTACCAACCCTAACAGCACATTCCAGCAGATCCTGCAGGCCGAAATCGACCTTGTGACGGACTGGCTTACGGATAACAACAGCCACTGCTATATCACCCAGAACGCTGACGGGACGATAAAGGATTTTATCTTTGTCAACGGTGATGAGCCTATACAGACAGCGACGCAGGTCATGCGGATCAATGCGTCAGGTCTGGGCTTTTCAAAGACAGGCGTGAACGGTCCCTACACCAACGCTTTTGTGTTTGACAGTACAATGGGCGGTCATCTGGTCGCTGACTTTATTACAGCCGGGCACATGGTCGCTGACCGGATCCAGGGCGGTACGCTGGAGAGCATCGACTCCACGACGATCGGTGGGGTGACGTACAAGAATTTCAACTTGAACATGAGCACCGGCCTGCTGCAGGCTGTAAAGCTGGCCATAATCACGCAGTATTTTTCACTGACCGAGGACGGCAAGATCACGTCGATGGAGCCCGCGCAGCACTCTGTCACATACCAGGGCGAGACATACAACTATTTTCGATCAGTGCTCAATAGCTCTGAGTTCAAGCTGGAATACTGCAAAACGTTAAACGGGCCAGAGTCATATCTGATTTTTATGCTCCACGAAAGCCCGGTTTCTGGCAGGATCAATCAAGCCGAGATCCTTGCGGATGAGATACTGATCAAGCCTCTGCGTGATAACGTGACGAATATCAGGATGGAGGGCGCCGGAAGCACATTAACAGCCGATAATTTAGCATCATACGGCTTTAATGCTGGAGGCTCAAGTATAAACGACGCGCACGTGGACTTTGAGGCGGGTGATGTGCTCGTGCATGCTGGCGTATACGTGTCTGTAGAAGACAGTAACCTTAACCCGCACAGCGCGTTTAATGGCACGATACAGGACGCTAACGGGATCAATCACAGCGTGATAAACGGTATTATTCTGGACGATGAGATAACGCCCTAAAAGGAGAGAACCTATGGCAATCCAGTCTGTAAAACTTAACCTTATACCGGGCTCAGTCCTTCCGGTTGTAAACGTCAGCCAGTACGATGACAAGCGCACCTTTTTGCTGGACGTGTACGAGGGCCAGAGTACCTACGACCTTACGGGGAAGACCGTCGAGATCAGAGGCACAAAGCCGGACATGCACGGCTTTGACTACGGCACAGCGGACGGGGTGATCTCTGTTAGCGGTAACACCGTGACGGTAAGTACCACGCAGCAGATGACCGCTGTTGGCGGCCAGACGATCGCAGAGCTGCGTATAAAGTCCAGCGGTGTGGTATTGGGTACAATCAATTTTATCATCGCGGTGGAGCCGTCTGCGCTGTCTGACGACACGATCATATCAGACACAGACATCCCCGTTATTGAGAGATATCTGCAGGACATTGTCGATGACTGCGAGGCGTATGCCCTTATTGCTGAGGGCTGGGCTGTAGGTACGCAGGGTGGCTCCGCTGTGAGCTCAAGCTCGCCGTACTACCACAACAACGCTAGCTATTACAGCGGCCAAGCGGCCAACAGCGCAACGAGCGCCGGTAACAGCGCATCGTCTGCAAGCGGGAGCGCCACATCTGCCAGTAATAATGCCCTTAAGTCTGAGGGCTATGCCGTGGGCAAGCAGAACGGGTCTGCTGTGGGCTCTGGGAGCCCGTACTATCACAATAATGCGGACTATTATAACTCACAGGCGGCAGGGTCAGCGACTGCCGCAGGCAACAGCGCAACAGCGGCAGCCGCTGACGCTCTGGAGGCCGAGGGCTATGCTGTAGGCACCCAGAACGGTACGCCTGTGGGCTCCGGGTCGCCATACTACCATAACAATGCCAAGTACTACTCAGAGCAGGCAGATCCCACCACACTGGCATCCCTGACGGATGTCGAGCTGTCGTCACCCTCAAATAATCAGGTGCTTAAGTATGACTCAGTGTTGGGCAAGTGGGTGAACGGGACCGGAGGAGGGTCTGGTGTGCCCTCTGGCGGCACAACCGGTCAGGCGCTTACTAAGCGCAGTAATACGGACGGCGACGTGCAGTGGTCGGATGTTGCAACTCCTAATGACTTAAAAGCGAAGTGGGATAACTCCTCTCAGAAAGTGGCGGGGGCGTATAATCTGTTGCCGAGCATGGCGACATCACAAGTGAAGAACAATGTCACAATGGTTGCGAATGCTGACGGTTCAATCACTCTTAACACCGATGCAAACGGCGCGTCTGCTGATACTGAAGTAATGTTTTTTGGTGTGTCTGGAAATGCTGCCGGAGCGCGACCGATAGGAGATATTGTACCGGGACGAGCATATAAATTTGTTTGTAAAAACTTTGATAAAGTAAAAAATGGTTCTACATTAGGCACAATGTTCTTTGATAGCTGGGATAATAATAGTCAAAATTTTTACATGGGCTATTTTTATGCAGGAACCGATGGCGCTGTATTAAACATCCCAAGCACAGCGCAAAAGTATATGTGCTCTGCGTTGATACCATCAGGAACAGTGCTTAGCAATGTAACGCTTTCCGCTATGATCACGCCTGATCTCACAGCCACCTCCGATGATTGTGTGCCATATTGTATGAGTAATAGGGAGCTGATGACAGAGATGCCTGTGGTGAAAAGCGTATCCGGGACGATGTCAGACACTATTAACACTAACGTTTTTGTTAGTTATCCAACAGGTTTTGATGGGAGTAATAGCATAGTAATAGGGTTCCGCGTAAAAAGCAATGTTAATAATAATTGGTATTCAAACACACCAGCGGTAACAGTAATCTCTAATGACGGTAATGGCGTCCGAATTGCATCGTCACAAGCAGATTTTTTAAGTACTCCTTTTGTTATAGCGCTCATGAAAGTGTAAGTGCGCATAAACCAAAAATAAGTAGGATAAAATCAGGTGCCGCGAGATTGCTTTCGGAATTAAATGTTTAACTGAAATCTGTATGATCATAATAGCAGTCATATATTTGTTTGAAAAATAATAAGGAGGAAAAAAATCATGTACTACGTCACAGGATTACAGCACACAAAATCACAGGGCAAGATCGTAATGGGAACGACTGAGTATCCCGATCACGACGCGGCGAAAAACAAGTGCAACAGTGAGTGGAATTATGCCTACGCAAGCGATGATTTCATCGGGCTTGTGCTTGTTGTGTATGATGACACGGGACGCAAAGACGAGGAGCTGTCATGTAACTATGTGAAGGTAGGGCCTGTGGAGCAGAACGCACAGCCTGCGGGAGAATAAGAAATCAATCCTGTGGTGGCGGAATAGGTAGACGCTTATGGGGAAGTCTGTAAGAGAATTGACGGTCTGACGAGCGGGGAGGACTTTTTACATTTTAGTCAATTCTTATGTAAGGTGCAAATCCTTACCCACGGGAATTTAGGAGGGTCAAATAAATGGATGAGAAGGACTTCATCACCAGAGGCGAGCATGCAGAGTTCTGCGAACGTGTGGACCGTGAGGATGAGCGGCAAAACCGTCGCCTGTCAGAGCTGGAGCAGACCGTGAAGCAAATCAATGAGCTGGTCACATCGGTCAAGGTGTTGGCCGTCAATATGGAGAACATGGCCAAAGAGCAGACGAAAATGTCCGAGCGCCTGACGGAGATCGAGCAGAAGCCAGCAAAGAGATGGGACACTGCCATCGGTGCGCTCATAAGCGGGATCGTGGGGCTTCTCATAGGTCTCCTGGGCGCGGGGGTGATCCATTGATGCGGCGCAGGCTTAAGGCCCTGGACAAGTATGTCATTTTCTCGATCACGGTGACGGTCCTCTATACGGTGGCGGAGTTTATCACATCGACGATCACCGGCGTCGAGAAGACGACCCTCACGGCCTGCGTATATGGGTTTTTTGCCGGGGAGATCGTTACGGCAGGGCTTATAAGGATCTTTAAGATAAAGGGAGGAGACTGATCATGGAATGGCTTGTTAATAACTGGGTCCTGCCGGTCTGTGCTGTCTGCGCTGTGGTGTCCATCATCGTGACGATCCTGCAGTTTAGCCAGAAGCCCACAGAGGAGCAGGTGAGAGCCATCAAAGAGTGGCTTCTGTATGCGGTCACGATGGCCGAGAAGGAGCTGGGCAGTGGAACCGGCAAGCTTAAGCTCAGGCAGGTGTATGACATGTTCCTGCAGCGCTTCCCATGGGCCGCGAAGGTCGTAAGTTTTGACCAGTTCAAGTGGTGGGCCGAGGAGGCACTGGCCGAGATGAAGCAACTGCTGGCATCCGAGGGCAGCGCTGTGCGGACGTTTTTGGAGGATAAAGGATGAGAGGCATTGATATATCACATCACCAGGGGGCGATTGACTGGAAGACACTCAAAGCGGAGTCCGGCATCGGCTTTGTCATTATGAAAGCCATGTTTGAGAACGGCCACGGGAAAGAGTCAGCCTTTGAAGCTAACTATGCAGGAGCGGCAGGGCTTAAGCGTGGGGCGTACCTGTATAGCATCGCCAGGACACCACAGGAGGCTCAGCTGGAGGCCGAAGATTTTGTCAGGATCCTGGCGAAGCGCAAATTAGAGTATGGCTGCTGGCTGGATCTGGAGGACCGGAGGCAGAGGGTCCTGTCCAAGGCAGAGCTGACGAAGATCATCGACGTCGAGGCGTCGATTATACTGGCGGCGGGGTATCCCTGCGGGATCTACAGCAATAAGGACTGGTACAACAATGTACTGGACGGCAAGGGCCTGCAGGAGCGCTATGACTTCTGGATCGCCAGATACCCGCGGGAGGATTACGGCGCCGTAAAAGAGTCCCTTGCACCGCATGGCTGGGCCAAGATCTGGCAGTATTCCAGCAAGGGGAAGGTCCCGGGGATCAACGGCAACGTGGATCTGGACATAGAGATGGACGACCTGGCGGATCTCAGGCCAACAGGCAACCCGTATGCGGCGCCTGAGAAAAACCTCAAAGAGGGATCCCGCGGCAACGATGTGCGGTGGCTGCAGTATGAGCTCAACCTCCGCGGGGCGAAGCTTGTCATCGATGGTCACTTTGGGCTTAAGACGGACGCGGCTGTACGGTCATACCAAAATCAGCACGCTCTGGTCTGTGACGGGATCGTGGGACCGCGTACCAGGGCGGAGCTTCTTACTGGCAAATAGCGCTCTCGCGTGTGGCGCTTTTGCAACAATCCTTTTTCTCTCTTTCTGTGTGCCGGGGCTGGTCTGATAACAGATCAGTCCCATTTTTTGTTACAAGTTGTTACAAGATTTTTGGACTTGTAACGCCACTTGTAACAGCACACAGCCCGCATAAACAGCGGCTTCTTGTGCTTTTTAACAAT